AAGCTCAGGGGGTTCGAGCCTTACCGTTGTTGTCTTTACCGATGCTGGCTGGCTTGCCGCGCAGGCCGTCAGGCAAAGGCTGATCAGCCCACTTACGAACAGCCGGGCTCTCACGCTTGAGCTTTTCAAAGTCTTTCCTCGCCTTCAGAGCTTTCTGTTCGCTGGCTTTGAGCCGGTTATTGAGGTCAGCCTGGTAGGCAATGTTTCGTGCAGCCTCGGCACGCAGGGTGGTGATCGTGGCCTGGCTTTCGACGTTGGCGGCAAGCGCGTCGGTCTTTGCCTTGGTCTCGATCGCTACCTCACCGCGCAGCGCGATAACACGGTACTGCTGGATACCAACCAGCAGCAGCGCAACCAAGGCGATGATCAGTGCAGTGGCGATTGCTTTCATGCTGAGTCCGCCTTACGTCCGAGGAACCTGATGATCAACTCGCGGATCGCAGTCACGCCGATGAACCCGATAGTGCCGCCGGCCGCGACAGACAGGCTGGACGGCCAAGCCATCCATTCAATGACGCTGCTGGCCGACAGGCTAAGTGCACCACAGATCAACGCCTCCAGAATCACGCGCCATTTGTTGGCTTCTTTGCCTTCGTAGAGCACGCGCAATAGTGAAATAGTTGCGGCCATAACCGCTCCTTGCCACAGCGGGTCACTGAGTTTCAGGATCAGCCAGTCCCAAGCCTGCAACAAAACGCCGGGATCTTTATCAAGCATGGTGGCATCCGACTGGCTTCCCTTTCCGGGAGCTGGAAACAAAAAAACCCGCTCAGGGCGGGGATGGTGTTTGGTGCAGAAGATCAGCGACTGAAGCGGTAGAGCATGCCGCCTGGGCGAAGCTCCAAGGCGATAATCTTGCGAATCTGTTCAGCGGCTGGCTCAATCTGCTTTTCGAGGCTGCGGGCAAGATCTGTTTCGCTGATTGCCTTGGCGATCTCATCAAGGATCTGGTCAGCCCTGCGATCGTTGATGGCGAACTCATCCGCTTTGACGAGTACTTGATCGGCCAAGCCAACCCCGATGCCGGCTAAAATGTGTCGCCCGTCGACATTGACTTGCAGCTTCACTCCCCAGTCTTGAGGAAGCGGATCGCTTTTGGTCACGCCATCACGGACGAAGGCGCTATTCAGAAACACCTGGTCGCCTTCAACTGCGAAGGGCTGACTCAAATCGCCGAGCCGCACCCGAACCACACCGTCTTGAACGATGGTCACGCCGTTGTTCGTGATGCTGATCTTGGTGCCTGCCACCTTGGTCCGCTCTACACGCGCCGCAGCCTCATCTAGCGTCTCAAGGCGCGGGTATTCCAGCGTTGTCCGCCAGTCGTCCCAGTCACCCTCGTAACTCGCGTTGAACCGCTTGATCTCTGCTGACTGCCGGTACTCGGCCGGAACCTTCTGCAGCTCGGCCTGCCAGAACGCGAGCAGGTCATTCGCATTGCGAGGTAAATCCGAGTCGCTGTAGTCGCCAACCTCGATCAATACGGTCTTCTGCATGACGTGCTCCAGATAGCAAAAAGCCCCGGCAAATGCCGAGGCTCGTAATTGGGTTGCGTGTCTTCCCACGCCGCCTGCCGAAGCCGCCCTGCATAGCATGAGGTCTAGGCTCTTCGACTGCCGGTGTTGTTTCCGTACGCCGCACTGTCCGGCTATCGACGTCCAGGCCTTGCCCGAGGGCCCACCCTGGCTATGGTTCCGCACACCGTCAGGTGATCGGTAGAGATCAGCGGCATTCGCAGAACTCCAGAAACGAAAAACCCGGCGCGAGGGCCGGGTTCGGTATGCTTTGACTGTCGCCGCGTATCACCGCACGCAAGATCGACATGATGGGTGAAATTTACGGCCAAACGGCCATCACGGTCAAGCGGCGTCCACGAATATTTGTTCCGCGTCGAATATCTCTGTGGCATGGATGACGGCAGCTTCCTCTAGCGCTTCCAAGCGCTTATGAATGCCGGTGCGCCAGTTGCGACGAGTCCGTTCAGGCGAACCAGCCGGATCCCAGGTGTTCATGTCGTAGAACTCGGTGGGCAGCACGATCATGTCGGTGGAGCGCTTACCGGTCTGCACGCCTTTGAGCTTTGGGATCGCCCAAGCCGTGAGCGCCTTATAGATGAACAACTGGGGCGCTGGCGAGCTCATGCGCGACACGAGCCTGCCGATCGATGCGACCTTGTTCGCCTTGTGCGTTGAGTACCTGGCCACGAGAACATCCCAGTGGGCCTGGTCCAGTTCGCGATGCAGCAGCGCATAAAGGCAGCAGTCATAGTCGAACTTGTCGCGGACCGAGATAGTGCTTCCGGTGCCGCCTTCTCGCGCGTCGGCATCGATCAGTTTTTGCCATGACTGTTTCGTGCTGTTGTCGATGTTGTCAGCGGCCAGCACCCGGACCAAAGTCCCCATCACGTCTTTATAGATGCCCATCGATCAATCCCCCGTCCAATTCGTGCCACCGGCGCCCCGGCGGTTGTTCTGTTCGTACTGCTCGTGCGCGCCGCCTTGGGCATGGCGAACACGGTTCAATTCGGCGGTCATGTTGCGCAGCTTCATGTTCAGCTGCGGCACCAGGTCTTCAAGCGGCAACGCATCGCCGGTCGCCTGGCAGACCCAGCCAGAGGCGTGGCAACTGGTGCAGTCGAGCTGGTGAAACACACCCCTGATGACGCCGGTGCCACGGCAGGCGCCGCACTCCATCAGCGGCTTCAATTCTTTCCGGAAGGCAGGGCCATGGCTCTTTCTCATGCTTTTGAAACCTCGCCTATGGTTGATTCCTGAGAAGACTCGCAACCCTTATTCGCCGTGGCTTCCAGAGGATTACCAGAATCTCCGAATCTATCCTCTGTCAACTTATGGATGAGGTTCAGCCCCTTGCTATCTAACAGTGCGTGCCAGCGTTCCAACGCATCGCGTTTGCGGCTCATCACGTCGGACTGGATGTACACCTTCACGTTGTGACCCATGGCGTGGTTGATCAACAGCTCGCCAATCAGGTGGTCAATGCCGATGTCTGCCCAGCCGGTGCGCGCCACCTTTCGTAGGTCATGGCTCGTCCACTCACCACCACCCAGCCGGGCGAACACGGCGCTGGCTTGGCCTTCGCTCAGCGGCTTGCCGTTGCGGCCCGGGAACAGGTACTGGCCGTCGTAGCCGTTCGCGTGTTGCCATTCGCGGTAGCGGATCAAGATGGCGCAGACCTGCTCGGTCAGTGGCAGGTGATGCTCGACGCGGGTCTTCGTGTCGGCTGCTGGAAGGAACCACTCGCGCTCGCTCAGAGCCATGTGTGGCCACTGCGCCAACCGACTTTCACCGATGCGCGTGCCGTGGCAGAGCATCAGCAGCGCCAACATGGCGTCCTTGGGATTGGTCTCGAACACGTTCGACAGCTGCGCCAGCAGATCAGAGAGCTGGGCACCGCGCAGCCTCGACGGCTTGATGCCGACCCGGGCCTTCGAGAAGTCGCTGAACTTGATGTCCTTCATCGGGTTGGCCGTAATCAGGCCCAGCCGATATGCCTGACGGAACGCCAGCGCCAGCAACTGGAACACCAGCCGCACGTAATCGATGGAAAGCGTCTCCTGCAGCGGCCACATCAGTTCGGTGTCCAGAGTGGCCTTGGTAATGTCGATCAGGCGTGTGTCACCCAGGCGCGGGCCCAAGTGGCATTTGATGGCAGAGGCGCTGGTTTTCTTGCGCTTGGCGGACAGGTTGCGGTCCTTTGACATCCGATCGGCGTACCAGTCCAGCAGCTCGCCGGTCGTCTCCCACCTCGACAGTGCCGTGCGGGCGCCCTCTTCTACTCGCAGCCGGATACCGGGCAGCGCCGCGACGACTTGCTTGGTTGTCAGGTCGGGAAAGGCGCCGATACGGCTCCAGCGGCGTTTTCGGACCAGATACCAGACCGGACGCGTCCGGTCGTGACCGAAGCGCAGGTACAGACCTTTATTCTCAACGTCGCGCAGATCCCGAACTGTTCCGGAGGCTTGCCGCTTGATTTCAGGATCGGTGATTTTCACGGCAGCGGTACTCATGCTTTGTCCTCCAGGTAATCGGAGATGCGAACGCGCACGGCGCCCCCTTTTACCGTCTCGTCACTGATCTGGGTCTGGGTAACAAATCGGCTGTCGTCGATTCCCAACGCCTGGGCCACGCCGTCACGGCCTGACTTGAAGGATGCAATGCAGTTGTCGTCGTCACGTCGGCGGCGGTCCGGTGGGATGAACTCGATGGCCAGCAGCGCCCGGCCAACTGGGACTGGCAAACCAGCCTCACGACACAGCAGAAAGCAGGCCTGCCGGTAGGCTTTCGCCGCCCGGCTCTTGGTCGCCCAGTGCGTGCGCGCGTTCGGACTCAGCGTCTTTGGCGGCCAAGGGAGAATCAGGTCGGTCACGCTGCCACCTTCCCTTCGCTGATCAGAATGTCGATGGTGCGCACGACGCCTTCCATGTGCATGACGCGGAGCTCGTCGCGGCTGAATTCAGTCTTGCTGCGCGAGTCCACCGCGTCATGACAGGCGGAGCATGCCCAAGCCGCCTGCAAGTCGTGCGGCTTCAAACCGGCGCCGCATCGAGTCCCGCTCAGGCGAAAATGCGCCAACACGGTGGTTTCTGGGTTGCCATTGCAAACGCCCGGCACGCGCAGCTGGCAGTCACGACCGCGAGCGGCCTTAGTCAGCTTGGTCTGCCTCACTCGGACGCCTCCTGCGCATGGTCAACAATGACCTCGATCTTCCAACTGTGTTTGTAGCCGGTGCTAGTGTCCTCAGAACTGTGATATCCGCG